TTGTAAAGATTTTTATTAAGTATTTATATTGAGTCATTTTTTCTTTCTATATTTAAAATGAGGCGGGATTGTGTCCCGCCTCAAATAATTTAGTGATTATGCACCTTCAACACCGAAGATACCTCTAAAGTCAGATACACCAAATGAGTATCTTTCTCTAGCTTTGTATCTAACGTTGCCAGTATCGAAATCACCTTCCATAGCAGTTTTAATAGCTGCTCTTTGGAAGAATTTCATTCCATTAGGCACGTCTGTGATAATGTAGTACGCATCAGCATCAGTTAAGAAATTATTAACCACATAACCTTGTGGAATCATTCCCATTGATCTTACTGCGTTTGTGTCATTATCAGCAGTACCAACTCTTTTGTCAGACTTCATAAGTCTTTCAGCTGTAAATTGTAATGCAGAAGGAATAATCATTTTCATTCCTTTAGCAGCAATTTTTAAACCTCTTTCGTCAGTCATTGCAGCAATGTCGATTAAAGACTGCTCCAATGAAGTTTCGTTAAGGTCAGCTTGAGTTTGTAAAGTGTTAGCTACTGTACCTGCAATTGTTGGGTGCTGATAGTTAAATAATGAAACACCATCACCTGAATTGTAGTTGTTAGTAGTTGGTAATCCTTGAATTAAAGGATTAACCGCTTTCACTTGTTTTGTTTGTGCCATTGATCTAGCTAACGCTTTTGTGTATCTAGATGCTAATCTGTCATACAGATTATCTTCAATAGCTTCTTCAGTGATCGAGAATGCTAAAGCCACTGTTTCGTGAGTGTATCTAGCAGTGAAAGTCTCTTGAGCATTGTCAAAAGCCACTCCAGAACCCTCAGCTTTAACTTGAGCTGAAGCAAAACCAGATAACATTACTTCTTCTTCAAACGCTCTGTCAGAAGATTCAGTAGTGTAGATCTCAGCATGCTGATTCTCGTACTGTTTGTATTCCAAGCCGAACAGAGCGTTCAAACCTGGTTCTAGTTCTTTAACTAGTTGTCCTCTACTTATCGCCATAGTTTATTACTCCTTATATTCCGGCTTCTTGTTTCAAGAAGTGTTCGTTGATAGTAACTACTACGTTCGCATTAGCTGCGCCTAGTTCATTATTATCAGGGTCTTTTGAAACACCGATTATTTTAAATTGAGCTGCAGTCGCTGCCATAGTAGCAGATAACTCAACATTAGATACACCATCGTGAGCAGAGCCCGCTGAGTATGTATCGATGTTAGCACAGTTACCAATATTAGTTTGAGCAACTGTACCAGCTGATTGTATTTCAAACCTTTCATAAGGGTCATCACTTACAAATCCAACGATATCTGTTGCAGCGTTAGATCCTGCTAAGTAATTAGCCCATGTAGGTTTGCTTGTAGATGCGTCAGTATAGAATACTCCGTTTAAAGCTCCTAATAAAACATCTGTAATTGCAGATCCAACTTCAACCTCACCAGTGGCTGCCATTTTTACTGGGTCACCATGGTAAATTGCAGATGAACTTGCTGCGATGCTATATTCGGATAAACCTTGAGCGTCTCTATTCTGACCAACTTTTCCGATTGGTTTTAAACCAAAAGGTGCGTCTTTATTTGCCATAGTTGTGTCCTCCTTATAGACATTTATTTAGTTTATCCTTTGATGGTTAGGAATCGTTAAAAAATTAACTTTTCTTTGAGCCACCGAAGGTTACACGAGATTGCCTATCAATATTGATTGGCATACTCTGATGCTGTTCCTTCATAAGATCGTTGTCCAATGCTTGGACTTGTTCCATGCCTTGTTTAGCATAGTAGTCTTGTCTTTGTTTTGCGATCTCTTCCGGTACCCTTGTCAGCACAAGGCCACCAACTCCGATTACTCCTGCGTATTTTCCGTCTTCGACAATTGGATAATCTGATTCAGGATATTCGTCAGCTCTTACAAGCTCATATCCTTGTCTTATTCTTCCAGAGACATTCTTAGTGTCGTTGAAGCCAAGACTTTCAGCTCTTACCCATCTATGCCTAAAACCTGTTGGCGCAGGTGGTGCATCTAAAGATGATGGTGGAGTCCAAACTTTTTTCTGAGTTGTTTTTTCTCTAGTTTGACTCGCACGCGAGGTCTTATTTAGTTTATCATTTTCCATATGCCTATACCTCCTTCGTGATATTTAATTGTTTCGCATATTCTTCAAGTGGCACACCTAATTTTTTAGCGATTGCTACCTGTGATGGCGTGAGTCTCACAGTTCTGCGACCAGTTTTTGTACTTCTTTTTGCCGAAGCAACTGTTTGTACAGGCCTAGTCGTTTCCACCTTTTGCTCATTATTAGCAAATTTTTGGGGAAATTCAAGTCTTATTCTCTTATCTATTTCAGAATAATATTCGTCAGATTGAGGATCATAACCTTCTTCCTCAGTAAGCTTTTTATGAAGATCAAAAGCAGTATAAGTCATAGCGGCATCTTGACCAAACCATGTATTTTTACTTGCCCAATCTTCAGCTTTTGGATCAGGGGTTCCTCTAGAAGCCTGTTGCCTGTTTAAATTGACCTCAGGTTGTCTAACTTGAGCTTCTTTTGATTTATTAAACTCTTCTTGTTGAGTTTTAGTTTCTAAAAATCTAGCTTGTTTATAGGCTAACTCAGATATTCTAGTTTGAGCATTTACTTCAGCTTCAATGTCTCCAGCTTCTCTAGCTTTAGCTAAATCAGATTTAGCTGCAGCTAATCCAGATACAATTGATTCTTCTGTAGACTTCAAGAATCCGGGTTCTAGCTTAGAGAGTTTTTCATCAGCTCTTTTCTTATCCTCCATAATTCTTTGAGCATAAGTTAAAGCTTCTTCTTTTTGTCTCTCAGCTTCTCTCCATTTTTTTGTAAGTTTAGCTATTCTTTTTTGAACACCTTCAGAATATTCTTTTAACTCTTCTTCTTTTGATTCTTTTTGTTCACTAGTCTGAATATCAGACTGCTCACTAGATTTCTCAGATGAGTCATTATTTTCTTCATTTTCATTTTTTACCTCTAGTTCATTTTCATTTTCTTTTGAATTATCTTCTAATTCAATTTCTGCACCTGGACCAGATGTATCGATATCGACAGTTTTATTTTCTTCGTTATCAGGCATAGTTTCCTCCTATGTGTTATTATTAATATTGATGAAGTATATCTTCGGGATTATCGACGGTTGCTAAAACTTCATCGTCATTTAGCAATCTTACTTCCCCGCCATCGATCTGGATTCTTGATCCAGCATATCTTGCAAAAACTACCCATTGTCCTTTTTTACACCAAGGTCCATCTGGATATCTTTCTTTGTCTTTATAACAATCAGGCCCTTGAGCTAAAACAAGTCCGCATGTAGATCCAACTTGTTGTCTCTCTAAAGTTTCTTGTCCAAAATATAATCCACCTTTTGTTTTTTCAGGCATCTTAAATGGTAGAATTAACATTCTCCATCCAGTTGGTTTTGGAAGTTTATCTGATTCTTTTGTTTTTAAACGTTCATAACCTTCTACTTCTTTTTTATAATCATCTTCGTATTTATTTAGAAGTGCAGGTTTAGTCTTCGTGTTGTCCGAATCGGACGACGTTTGTGAGGTCTTGTTCTCTTTCAGTATCATTTTGCTCCTTTGGTTCTAGCAGGTTAGAGATTTCCTGTGATATTTTTAAATAGGCATGTGCCTGTCCCATCATATACTTGTATTTTTCCATATTGTCAATACCACCACTAATCATGGCATCTCCAATATTTTGATATGATTCTTTTAAGTATTTTTGTATTTTATTTAATACTACTAATTCTTCATTTAACATCAGCTATTTTACCTTTATTTACACCTTTCTTAATTACGTATTTTTGTGTTCCATTCGCACCTGTTTCTACTTCCTTTTTAAGGTTTCGAAGCAAATTTAATTGTTTATCTTTTAACTTCTTTTCTTCTAAAAAAGATTCTATTTTTTTAGAGTCTCTCATTTTTTCTTACTTCTTTTTCGTTTTAAAATATTAACTCTTTTATTCCATAACCATGAAGACATAT